TCAAGAGCGGAAATGCTCATGAAGTCCTGCCATTCTTCCCCAGTGTTGTTATCGCGGAATGCGTAAGTCGGCATGTTATTTACGCTCTTCTATCAAGTGTTGAATTTCTAATTCCATATCAAAGTCAAAATCTTCTGGGTCTAGTCCTTCGTCTTCGATATTTACAAGATCCTGAATGTTCTTAGTTCGCAGAGCTCGATCTAAACGCTTTTCTTTTGAACGATTACGATTTGATCGAGTGTCGTAGTCACCATCATCATATTCACGATCTAGATGATAGTTGTAGTACTTGCTGTTTTTAGACTTGCCCATTTATGCCTTACTCTCCTCTGGCAAAAGACCTGGGAATGCTTCCCGAACAATATCAGCCGTGATTCCCTTCCACGGTAATTTCTTATCCTTGATGGAGCAAAGCAACTTAGCATCAGCTGGGGCAACAGCTTCAAGCAATTCGATAAACATCGTTTCGCGCTTTAGAGGCTTTAGATTAGCCCCACCTTCAATAAAGTATACTAACTTACGACAATCGCTAATCAACACATTTTCTTGGTCTACTAAAGTAGAAGGCGTATATGGGGGAATGCCTTCTGGAAGAGCCCACTTGATACGAGGATCAAATGCGCCCTGTAAAATTGTTCTAATTTGAAATGAATCGTTAAAACGCAATGCTTCAATCTTTTCTTCGCGCTTCTTGAGCTTTGATACCTTCTCAAGAAACTCAGCAATACCAACACGAGTAGCCATTAAAATTCTCCGATATGTTCCATCAAATGTTTCAATTTATTTGAAATGAAGTAATTAAACATCTTTTCGCGACCCTTTTCGCTCTGGCTCTCGTAAGACGCTAATACCTTCAATTGTATTTCCTTCGGCACAAAAGTCAAGTCAATCAGCTGCTGATTACGAAGATAATTGCGCAGGTACTCACTATCTATATTTTCCGCGTTCTTACCGATTAGGGATTCGATACGTTTCGCGGTTAGTGGGCGTTGTCTGTCGCCAAGAACAAAACAATTGTCAGCAGACAGTATGTTAGGAACGCCATCTCCCGAGTCTCCCTTTAAAATATGTTCCTGCAGATATAACTTAGGATTATCATGTTTAATCCACTTTTTACGAACTGGGTCGTATTGCTTCACATCAGAGCGATGCAGCTGAATGAAATCCTTATCGCCCGACAAAATAAGAAACTCCTCGTTCATCGGAACGTCGACGAAGTTCGTGAGAGTATAGATGATATCGTCCGCTTCTGCAGACTCAATATCGATAACTCTGTAGGGGAAAAATTCTTTCAGCTCTGCTCGAATCTTATTCAAGCACTCGAAGATCTGCTTCCAATCTAGCTCGGAAGTTTCCTGATTTTTCTTTCGATTAGCCTTGTAGTAGGGGAAGATTTGTTTACGCCAGTAGTTGGTATTGTCGCACGCAATTACCATCTCACCGAACTCAGCGCCAAACTTCTGCTTATAAGAACGCAAAGAGTTTAGCACCATGTGTCGAACCATGCCTTCCTCAATCTCGGCATTGGTATGGTTACCCAACTGCATCATGAGGTTAGAAAGCATGACTTGACTCAAGTCAACGATAATCATAATGTAAGAGCCTTACTTGTCCTGATTGAACTTTATATTGAGCTTGTCTACTACGACGAACTTCATGTCGTCGCCGTCCTTTACCATTGCAAACACCTTGTCTGCAATTTCTTGGAATGGGTGAGAGATACCATAGTGTTTGCAAAGTAGCGATCTGATTGCTTCAACAACAAACGCACCATCCTTGATATCGTCGTCGCTAACGTCAGGATCTTCGAGAATAAACCCAGAAGATTCCATAGACGCGAACAAACTAGGAATGATCGTAGAAAGAGTTTCATTAATATGATGGTGTCGTAAATTGAGGATTTTATTTTCAACATCTTCCATCTCAACAGGAGCTGCACCGAGATCATCACGCTTCTTTGGAAACTGGATTACGTTATCCATTCATCCTACCTTTATTATACGGGACATGTTATAATTTGTCAACTTGTTTATTTAGGTTAACAATGAGCTGCGATTCTACTACCATGGAAGTAGAACTTAAAGTCGTAGACACGGCATTCTGTTTCTTTTGTAATAGCTTCAATAACTTCTTCGCGACGATCTTTTGTTACATAAAATAAAAAGAATCCGCCGCCACCAGCACCGAGTAACTTCCCTCCAAGAGATCCCGCATCTATAGCTTTACTATAGATTGTATCGAAGTAATCTTGCGTAATCTCTTTAACAAGACCTTTCTTTTCCATCCATGCTTCGTGGAGCAGCGCGCCGAACGAATCAGTGTCGCCTTTCATAAGCAACTTAACTCCTTGGTATGCTTTATCACGAGAGCTGCGCACAAGATTAAATTTATCTTTATCACCCATGGCAGCTTGTTGCTTCTGAAGGATGCTGTTAGCTGACCTCCCGCGACCACTGTACACCAAAAGCAAATTTTCTTCTAATTTATTGAATGCTTCATGACCAATACGAATCTCGCGAACATTCACATCACCATCTCTCATAAACTCGAAGATGTTCATGCCACCATACGCGGCTGCAAACTGATCCTGCTTACCAACAGGATAGCCGCACTTATCCATTTCAATATGACAAGCAATGTCAGCAAGATAACGCTTTGACGCAACCTCCCACTTGGTGCTGGCAAGAGAGTTGACTAGACCAACAGTGAACGCTGACGAAGAACCAAGACCCGACCCCTTCGACAAAATGTCAGAGATCGAGGCGATAGTAACTTCTTTTGAAACATTAAAATACTTCAACGCTTCCTTCGTAATCAAATGCTGCATCTGCTCCACATCTGGGGTCTCTTCAATAGTGTCGTACATGATTTTGACGCCCAGATGTGGAGTCTTATGAACACAGACATAGATAAACTTGTCAATAGTACAAGACAGCGCCGCGCCCTTTTCCTTTTCATAGAACGATGGCATGTCGCTACCGCCAGAGAAGAAACTAATACGCAGCGGTGTTTTGGAAATAATCATTATTCAGTCCTATAAACGAATTGATCTTTAGGGATAGCTCGGCTTTCAACTGTGGGATATTGCGCGAGCAACTCTTTCAATGTGCGTTCCCACTGAGACTTGATCAGCTGAATGTTGTACCTTCGATCAACGAAGTACTTATTAAACGTAACCATGTCTTGATGCATATTATCACGTACCATATTTACTGCAGCATTCAAATACGTTGCGAACATATTTGCGTGATTGCTCATGTTATCAATATCTAGCTGATACATTACATTAAGAGAACCAGAAGTTTCTGGTAGGGCAGCAAGATTTGAGTGTACACAAACAAGACCAGCTGACATAGCTTCTAGCATTGCGCGGCAGCTGGTCTCATACCAAATGCTGGGATACGCAAAGATATGTGACTTGTTCAGGTGATCCTTCAGCACATCATTCGGTACGAAGCCATGATATGTCATCTTGGGATGCTGACGGATCTTTTCATACAGTGGCTCGAACTGCTTATCTGCATCATCCCAGCCATAGATCTTGAAGCTCGAGAAAACATCGAGATGAATGTCATCATGTATCTCAGCCAGCTTTTCAAACACTGGTACAAGGATTTCCAAACCACGCTGCGGTGTAGAAGTATACACTAAACGGATCGGTCCCTCAGGCTTTTCGAAGCAAGTCTCTGGCGCTGGCTCAATACCAGTTTCAAGAACAATAGACTTAAAGTCGTAAGGGATACCATGGATCAACTGATAACGCTGATACTGCCAGTTGCTAATGAAAATAAACTTGTGAAAACTATCTTTGAACTTCTGATCGCGGAACTTGTTTGACTCTGGATCTTCGGGCAAGTCGTGACACCAGAACACTCGAATCTTATCTTCCTGCAACTCTCGCGGGCGCGAGCAGATGATCTGAAAGTTATCAAGAAGTGCAGGATCAATAATAGAAGCTAATTTGCGTTTGGCGATCTCAGTACCGCCATTCGCATTTTTGGAAATTTCATTCTCTTCGAATCCACTCACTTACCACGTTCCTTTTCAACAGCCGTAGTTTCAAGATACTTTAGAATATTTTCTGGCGAAGTTTCACCATACGGATCGGTTTCGCAGTCATCACAAATACCTGGCTCTTCGAACCATGCTTCAATAATACCATCATTAACAATAGCAGCATAGCGCCATGAACGCTGACCGAAACCAAGGTTCAACTTGTCAACAAGCATTCCCATCTCAAATGTAAACTGACCGTTGCCATCGGGAATAACTTGAATATTTTGAATATTTTGATGCTTGACCCAAGCATTCATTACGAACGAATCGTTTACAGACATACAATAAATCGCATCGATACCAAAGTCGTTTACAAAACGACTGTATGAACGTTCAAAACCAGGAAGCTGATAAGTAGAGCAAGTAGGTGTAAACGCGCCAGGAAGTGAGAAAAGAATCACTCTCTTACCGCCAAAAAAATCTGCGGTTGATAAAGTTTCCCACCTGTAAGGATTTGTAGAAATTAAAGACTGACTTTCATCACGAACGCGAACTCTAAACGTGCAATCTGGAACACGAACTCCAACATTACTCATAATTTATCTCCTTAGCAGTTAATTTTAAATCCAGAACTGGCAGCATCATTGTAAAACATCTGCACAGTTTCAAGCGAATACTGATTCAAGTTTTTACCAAACGTCTTCATCTTATCTATCATTGCTGGTGGCATAGTGATAATATCGCAACCACTACGATCAGCTTGGATATAATTGAAAGGCTCGCGACAAGAAGCCCAAAGGAACTCGAGCTTTGTATTGCTGTTCTTATAACGCTGATAGTATCCAGTTGCGAACTTAATCATTTCTTCTGGATCCATACCAGCATCGGCGATGCGACCAGCGAAGATAGAAACAATGCTTGGTACGAAATGATTTAGGTTATCCACAACTTCCATAATTTGCTGCTGAGTAAACACCGCAGTCACATTGCACTTGACGCCACTATCAGAGAGCATCTTATATGCTGGCGCAGTAGAAATACCAGTGGTTGTGGTGACAGGAATTTTTACATAAACATCATAGCCATATTCTTTACCCCACTCATCGATCTTCAATGCTTGTTTTGTCATTGTAGGAAGATCGTCAGCAAATACTTCTAGACTCAATGAAGTACCAGGTCGAGTATTAGCAAGATACATAATAGCGGCGCGGGCAAATCCTTCGTAGTCATCAACACCAGCTTGCTTCATAAGAGTTGGGTTTGTAGTAAATCCAACAATCTTTTCGTTCTTGGCAGCTTCGGCGATACCATCAAAGTCTGCGCCATCAGAAAACAACTTAACCATATAATTCAATCTCCTCAATTAGCAAACATGCTTCTAGTACATTCGAGCGGATATAGTCAGGAACGATGTGTTCGTATTCTGGTGGTGAAATATATATGTCACCGATGAATATCGTATTCAGATGGCTGCGGCGTCCAGCAACAATATCTTTCCAGCGGTCACCAATGATCCAGCATTCTCTGCGATCGAGTTTATGTTTTTTTATTAGAAACTCGATCATGCCGTTGTTTGGTTTATAGAACTTTGCGCCTCTATCAAACGCGCAGATAACTTCTTCAATGCCTAGCCAGTTTTTTAGCATTCTCGTCATTAGACGAAGATCTTCTACAGGAAGTTTGCCATCGTTAACATCTGGCTGGTTTGTGACCACATAAGCATTATAGCCTATATTTTTAATAATGTCAACAGCTTGTTTCGCGTCTGGTGTGAAACGAAACTCATCCACAGACCATGGCGCTGTCATCTCTCCATCATGAAGAGCTAACTCGTTTAAGACACCATCACGATCGAAAAATACTGCTCGATTTACCACTTTGTCTTTTTGATTTGAAGTTTCGGATTAGAGACGAGACTATGCCAGATAACTGCCTGGAATGCTTCGCTATGGGGAGTGATACGCTCGGGAACGATTGGCGGGACACATACACAAACGTCTGCCATCTTGTATGTATAGCCATCGTTACGACCTACAATACCAAGCACTGTTCCATCTTTAGAACGAGCATACTTAATAGCCTTGATCAAACCAACAGAAACATTTTTTTCTTCGTTGCCACCGCCTACCGAGAGAATGAACAGAGCGTCTTTGTAGTTAAACCTGCTGACTCGCAGATATTCTTCAAATATTGTATCGAATCCTTCGTCATTTGTTCGCGCAGTAATTTCTGATGCGTTATCTGTAGGTGCATAACATTCGATGCCACAGAGCTTACGTAAATCGTTGACCATATGAGAGGCATTGCCAGCGGAGCCGCCGACTCCCAAAATAAATACGCGTCCTTCACTGACATCTCTGACTGTAACGAGTGCATCGGCTAACCTTTCAACTGCAGTAATATTCATCTGCTGTGCAATAAGCTGTACTTCTTGGAAAAATGATTCACTAAATGTCATCGCATACGACTCCTCAACTCAGTAGAGCTATACTTGTGTTTTCTATTATTATAGATGATTTCGATACCACGCTTTTCACAGATATCCTGACCTGTTAAGTATGTATCACTGTACTCTTCACCAACAAAACGAACATCAATTTTTTCAACAGCAAGTAAATTGATTAGATCAGTTTCTGTTTCGTATGGGATAATTTTATCTACAAACTTGCAGCCTTCGAGCTGAAGGTATCTTTCGTAAACTGATTGAATTGGTTTGTTTTTACCAGCTCGATCAATTGATGGGTCAGTGTGAAGACCTACGATTAGATAATCACACTGACTAGCACATTCACGCAGCATTGCGACATGTCCAGGATGGAGTAAGTCGAATGCGCTACAAGTAAATCCTACAATCATGCTTGCCTTTCGACAAATGCTGTCTTATACTTTCCAAACTTGAACCACTTTTCAGCAACCTTTACGACTGTTTCTGGGTCATATGGTTTGCAAGAAAATACATCAAGATACATACCGTTGCCGCCCTTGAGATCATCAGGGACGAAATGAGCGCAGATGTTGCTAGTCTCAATTAGCTGAACTAGGGTATAACCTGCTTTGTTGCCAGATCCAAAGTTAACGATCTGTGGTTCACCATAAGCAACCATGTCAATTTCTTTTACAAGATCTTTGACAAAGTTATAGATGTTATCATAAGAGGTAATCGACTCTGGATCGCAACCAGAAGCATCTAGAATAGTGTGATATCCCCAGTACTCTGCCATCTCATTTGAACTCCTATTATAAGGGAAAAAGAATGCCACCAAGAACTGGTGGCACTTTATTTATATCAATAGCCGTCAACGATCTGCGCGTATTCTACAGATTCAACTCGAAAAGAACGCCAGCCATTGTTACGGAGATCCCAAACAACAATCGTGTTGAGATTTTCAGGTTTCTTGTGCTGTTCCTCCAACTGCTCAAACTGAGAATCATTGACAGGAATATGTTCCTTCATAAGAGTGCAACGCATAGTGCGAGATTCGCCGTTGACCTTCTTAAATCTAACTTCAACAGGATGCAGCTTCAGATCATTCATCAACGCATCTCTTTCATACTTCATAACCATATTAAGCTCCTTCGTTTAATAGCTTTCTATTTTCAGTTTTCTGTTCTAAGATCATTTTTAGCTCGTCGTAACCACCGATATTGAAACCATCGACTACAATAACAGGAAACGATCTAGCCGATGGAAATAGTTCTAACAAATTTTCTCTAGTAAAATCTTCGTCGAGAGTTAACTTGTTATAATCGATTTTGTTATGTTCAAGTAAATTCCTTGCATAATCACAGTATACACAATTTGCTTTTGTATAGATTGTGACCTTCATGAGAGCCTCTCTTCCCAATATTTTTGAATGTCGTTTTGGTTGTGCGGATCATAACCATTAATGTACATGTCATACATAACTAAATTTTCTAGATCACTCATATTATACCTCAATCAGTTTATCTTGTCAATAACTTTTAATTCTCTGTTCAGCTTATGAAATTTGTTTGTTTTACCTAGAGTTAAACTATCTTCTATTCCCTCTTTATAAGGATCAAATTCAAGAGGCGTTTCGTTCCAATTTTGCCACCTTTCATATAACTCAGGATCAGCCATCAATGTTTCAATATTCATATGAAAATTATCAAGCTGACGATGCGGTAAAACAGTTACGAACCCGATCGGTTCATTTTTATAAAAAGTAACACTACCTGGTCTAGTCATTTTCCAGTTAATGAAAAAAGACATATGCGCCCAGTTTGTTTCAATTAAAGAAGTTAATTGAGTCGCCCCATCTTTAAAAAAGTTAGGAGCTCCTGTACATAGAATAGAATAATCTTCGGGCGTTCTTACTATATATCCTGCTCTAATGCTACAGATACCTTCACCCATTCCTGTGTAAAAAAGATGCGCATCTCTAACGTCGGAATGAACTCTTAGATCTGTAGAATTACTACCGCCATTCCATTCTACAGTAAAATCTCTTGGCGCTCTAAATTCCCAACCAGATTGATTTGCCATCGTAAAGGACAAATCTTTATAGAGATCCCTCTTATTGTCCATCCACTTTCGTTCCATTTTACCTGGAACTATCGGCAAAGATTTTAAAAAGTCTGTAGAAAAAAATGTAATCTCGTTGTTCATAAAACCACCTTCTGTAAGTCGATACGAGGATCATAAGCTCTAAGTCTACCGTAAAATTCTAGATAAAGTTTTTGATCTTGAATCCCATACAGACCAAACCACTCACCTCTACATATATGTTGAACTTTTAATCTACTCGTTTTCTCGCGTAAGTGCCAAGCAATTTTTCTAGTTCTTTCTTCAGTCCTATCCCAAAACAAAGGTCGCTTTTGATCTTTAGGTTGGGCTACTTGATAAAGATGTGCACAAACAAATTTAGTCGGCGCGAAAATAAAGTATCCCGCTGTATAAGCACGAATAGCTAAAGTAATTTCTTCACCCAAGAAAAATATTTCTTCATCATAAGGAACGTCTGCTACAAAGCTACCAGTCGTAAATAAAAATCCACCCGCAATGAAAAATTCCTGTTCTGGGAATTCCATATCTTCTGAAAATTTGGCTGCAGCTGATGGGATTATATTCACCACATTCATATCAAAACGTGTGGCTATTTTATTCGGTATGATTCTATTACCTTTTTGATCAAATTCATAAGCTGGCGGGTATGCAGTTATAATTGCTTTCCTACCATACTTCAATGCATCTTCATGATCTTTTATTAAAATTTTATCCCAGTTATCTTCAAATAAGATATGAGAATCGATTTGCATATAATAATCTTCGCCGCCATAATATGACTGACAAATTTTCCGCGCCCAGCAAACTCCTCGAGCTTTCCTAAAGTCGATACGAACATGATGAACTTCAGGAATATCGTCTAACTCGTCAAACGAATTATCCTGTAAATCAATTTGTGAAAAAACGCAAATACGAATCTTTAATTCGCCAGATGCTTTATCTAGCAAATTTTTAACTGTAAAGATTGTTTCTGGGTCTTTATAGTTTGCTATCGAAACGAATAATGACTTCTGACTCAATGTTATCTCTCAATTCATCTATTGTTGTAATTCTCTTGCCATCTTTTAGTATAACTGGGTAGAAGTTAGCTTTCGGAAATTTCTCTTTTATTTCTGCTGTTGAAAAATCTTTTCCAACTACATACTCTTTATAGAAGATACCCTTAGAAATAAAGAGAGCCTTTACTTCTTCGCATCTAACGCATGCTGGTTTTGTGTAAATCTCATACATCGTAGTAACCCTGTTTTACGTACTTGTTTACAAGATGTTTATTCGAATGATTAGATAATAATGAATCAAATTTTGTTAGTACTTCTTTATAATCTTTTAGATATCTGCGAGACAATTTTCTTTTTGCATAATCAACTGTCGTTTGCATATGAAGCTGAAAATTGTTAGGATGACCCAAAGTTCCACTTTGTTTGTGACCACCGATTTGTTTATCATCTTTCCAATAAAAGCAATATGCTGGAATACTTTCTTCGTCTTCAATTAGTTGCTTTTGATCTTTTAATTTATCAAACCAAGAAAGACTTTCGGGTCCAGATTCTAATCTAAAATTAACTTCATCAGAATATAACATAACGGTGGCTTCCATATAATTACCTGCGATTTCTGGAAACTCATTACCGCCCATCCAAGAAAAACTTTTACTTGGTTTCCACGCTTTCAATCCTGTACGTTTTAAGCCATCGTAACATTGTTGAATATTCCATGGAAGAAAGATATCATCATCATCCCAAGTTATGTATAATTCTCCAGTAGCGTGTGTAAATGCATCGCGGCGAATAGAGCCAGTACTAGCGTAATGATCTTTTGTAAGATAGTCTATATTGTTATTGAAAATTATAATTTTGTTCTTTTCAATATCACTAAAAGTATCATCTAATTCCAGTGGATGATCAACATCTGTATTCATTATAATTAATTCAGTATCAAGTTCTGTTTCCTGCGCGAGGAAAAATGCAATAGATCTCTCAACGCAATTAAATCTACGATAAGTTGGCATCACGCAGGAAACTTTTTTCATCTTAAATCCTACTACGTATTAGTTATCAATCCTGCGACATAAATTACTGTTACAACAATTTGAATAGTTATTAGCGACCATTTACGCCACATTACACCAATAACTGCCCACCCGAAATTACCAGCTAAAGAAAAGTATACGTTCAAGGGATAGATATTCCAGGCAGTCAACGCAACACCGATAATTAGTATTGCTGTTGACGCCCATTCTACCCAAAATGCGTAATCAATCTTTTTTAACATGCAAGCGAGCAAGTGTCGACTTCTTTTCGAGATCGCCGACGATTTCAACATCATAGAATTGTGTAGCCCAGTCATACCACTTTTCCCTACCTACGTAGTCATGAATAAAAATAACGGGATCCTTCTTGGTATGCTTTAAAAGCACCACAAGTGCACAAGTTGCGCGAGCAATTCCATCGATAAAGAAAACATCTGCATCAAAAAGATTTTCTACTGGCGGCAAAAGATACTTGTCTGTACCCATAGGATGTTCTTCCAATGGATTGCCGTAGCCATGCTCGATATGTTGTTCGGGGATATGAAGGAAGCGAAATTTATCGCCTAGATCACCAAAGTGATTTTTTACGCCTCTTGTTACGCGATTATACCAACTTTCATTATGTTCAATACTAACTAGCTTTTGATTTTCACCAAGAACATCTAGCCAAGCGCATGTAGAACCACCACTACCCCATTCTACAAACAAACCATTTTCTGGCATATTCTTGATTATATTTTGCACATAATCAATTTCATCTTGGTTCATTTGAACTTCAGTAATTACATTACCATAACTTGCTGGTGTACTCATTAATAAAACTCCACGATTTCATCTGCGATACCATATTTAACTGCTTCCTTCGCAGTTAGCCAGACATCTTCTGGCGGAAGCAAGTATTTACGAATTTCTTTTTCAGACAACCCAGTACAACGCTTATAGTGTTCAATGATGCGCGTCTGTGTGTTATTGAACTCTTTTACTCGAGCCATCAGCTCATGGTCTTTGCCCCATGAACCCCAGCTATACTGATGTGATAGGATTGCTGTATTTCGAGTAATAAATCTCTTACCCTTTTGACCAGCAATAAAAGTCATTAAACCACAGCTGGCAATTTCACCAAGCCCATATGTGTATATAGGAACCTTGGAACCTTTCATTGTGTCGATAAGAGCAAATGCTGAGGCGACATCGCCGCCAGGAGAGTTGATGATAAACTTCATCCAAGAAGGTTTCTTCTTCATAAGGTTACGTTCGAGAATGAATGCGATCGCATCCGCTGTAGAGTCAGCGTTGAAATCTTTATAAAACATATAGTAGTGATGATCTTCGATACTAGGAACTTCAGGCTTGTCGATCTTCACGTTCATTGTATATCCTCAATTTATCCATAGCTAATTTGCGATTCGCAGTTATTAGTATAACCTGATTCTGTAAAGAGTCAAGTAAAATATACTGACTCGTCTTTCGTTGAATCAGTACATATCTTTTAGCTCTGTGCTGTTCTGTATCCAAGAACTTTTCTCGCAGGAAAGTAAGCTATGTTAACAGCTTTGTTTTGATTCCCACCAAGAACTTTTACGTATAGTTCGCTACCATACCACTCATATCCTTGGAAGAAACCAACATGTCCCGCTACTTGGCTTCTGCCACGAGTGAGAACGACGATGTCACCTTCCTTTGGATCTTTTGTTTTTGCTCCCCAGCTCAAAAAGCTACGAGCCATCAAACTGTCGGTGGTTTCATGCCCCGTGCGCGCGAGGATAGCGTTGACGAAACCAGCGCACCATGGGATACGGACAGGGTCCACAGGTTGCTGGTTGTTACCATCCCTCATAAGATTAGCAAGCTCTGCTCTGTTCGAGCGCGCATGCTTACCTTCCCACTTTTTAGCTTCAGCAACAACCTTAGATGCCTGACCACAGTTGAATAAATTGCAATTTTTAGCAATCAATTTGCGCTTTTGATCAACAGTAAGTTGCTTTGGCGCAATACTAGCCATAGCAGCTGATTGTTGGCGATCTCTTTCTCTTTGCCAAAAAACATGTGCAGATGATTCATCGTAGTTAAATTCGTAGTTATATGTAGAAGCTGTCGGCGCTGGTGTAGGTTGTGCTACAGCTACCGTTTGTCTGTTAACTTTCTTCTTAGCCTTCTTCTTTACAGGCTTCTTTTTTACTTGTGTTTGTTCTGCAGTTGTAGAAGTTGGTCGCGCTGCAGCAGATGTTGTCGGCGCAATGTAAATTGCTAGCGCAACAGCTGCAGTTAAAATTGCCTTGTACATACCGTTCTCCTTTCGTCATTGACGCTTATCGAGAACCTCTATCAGCAACTTTGCTGTACCACTATGGAAAAAACCTAGTGCCTGAGCTGTTCCACGAGAAACGTCAATTTCTTTATCTTTGACGAACGGACCTCTATCATTCACGATAACTTCAATACTGTTACCATTTTTTACGTTCGTCAATCTTAGCATCGTTCCAAAAGGTAGAGTACGATGCGCCACTGTGTATTTATTAGGATCGAATCTTTCACCGCTGGCTGTGCGTTTGCAGCACTGATACCAGCTAGCTGTTCCGTGGTAGGCTCTATTAACTACTTTCCCAGAGCTTGTTAGGCTCTGGGATTCTGTTGTAGCACAACCCGATAACAGGATCGCGCCTAGTAATGCTAGATATCTCACTTCTTGCCCTTACGCTTCCCCTTCAAGCGCCTCGACTTACGCTTTTTGGAACCAACCTTGCGGCGACCTCTGCGTGGACGATTCTTATGTGGATGTGGCATAATATAACCTCCTGTTGAAATGGTGCTCGCGGAGGGACTCGAACCCCCGATAAGACCGTTATGAGCGGTCGGCTTTGGCCACTAAGCTACACGAGCGTATACCTAACTGGATAAGTTGTTTCCCAGTTAGCGTTTTAAACTCTCTTTCGAGAGAACCAAGTTTTTGTTGAACTGCTACGGGATACATATTGAACAAGATCTTTGTTTCTCGTTCGGCAATATGCTTTGAATCCTCGTAATAAGCAGCATGAAATTTTAATACCGAATGTGGGTATACGCAAACATTAGGTAAACTCAGCGCCATCGTACAAGCAGAGCGACATTTTATTAAAGCTACTTGCGCACCACTTGTACGGTATTTATTCATACGAAGCATGTATTCGTAGAATTCCCCACCAGAATCATCAACGATAGTAACGATAGCTGGTGGGGTATGCTGTATCAGTTGTGGATTAAAAAAATCCATTTACTCTTTCTTTTCGCCCATGATTTGGAGAAGGCTGACGTAGATATTGATGAAGTTGATATAAAGATTCAGCGCGCCAGTCACGCCAGCTTTTTCCATTTCTTCATCATACAGCTCGTCATATACTTGCTTGAGTTCCTGCGTGTCGTACGCTGTAAGACCAGTAAAGATCAGAACAGAGATACAGCTGATAACTAAAGTCATCATTGAGCTTTGTAGGAAAAGATTAACTAGACCAGCAATAACCAAACCAATCATGCCCATCATCAAGAATGAGCCAATCTTAGTCAGATCACGCTTTGTAACATATCCATAAATCGAAGCAGCGCCGAACGTTGCAGCTGTAATGAAGAACACATTGACAATGCTACCGAGCTTGAAGATCATAAAAATGAAACTCAAACTAATTCCCATCGTCGCGGCGAATGTATAAAAGTAAGCTCGAGTCATTGCCAATGACATCTTAGCTTGGAAAAAAGCATATGCCAGCGACATCGCTAGTGGCATAAAAATAGCCACCCACTTGAATGGTGTTCCCCAAATGAGTTGCATTGCGATTGGACTCATGTTAATCATGATTGCAAACAAACCACTAAGCGCCAGCGCTAGCGTCATTTGATTATAGACACTTAGCATGAACCGACGCAAACCTTCGTCGTACTGAAGACTAGTCTTTTCTACCTTATCTGTATAGAACATGTTACCTCCTTATGCCGCTTGGGCTAGAATTTCTTTTAGTCTGTCTGCTGCGTAAGAAGCTGCGAATGCTTCTGGTTTAACCAAAGGTACTACATTGCATACACCGCGCACATAACCAATAGCTTGTTGAATTACACATGATGAACCATGAACTACATCTGGATTTATATCAAGATGAACTTCACAGTGGCGCTCGCCAATCACTTCAGCAAGATCGAGATACATCTGTGATGCTCGATATACTTCATTCATGAGACGCATGGCTGGACGATCGTGTCGATTATCGAAGTCGCGCTCAGTGTCTACCTTACCAAAGATCTTACAGCCATGCTTGCCATCATGGTGAATGACAATCGCTACCGTATAGTCAGCAAAGAATACTTCATCCTTGCGGTATCGTTCGCTATCAGCACCAATATAAATGCAAGTTGCCTCTGAACTGTTAGAGATAAACTCGCGGACTTCGTCGATATTAAATTCTCTTGCCATGCTTCACTCTTTTAAATTGGTACCCACGGTCGGACTCGAACCGACACTTTAGAGATTTTAAGTCTCTTGCCTCTGCCATTGGGCTACGTGGGCACATGTTTCTTGTGAACCTTCACTGATATCCAGCTATTATAATAACCTTCTTTCTCCAAAACGTCAAGCAAAAACTGATACTTTGCTTCCCAGTAATTGCATTCTCCTTTGGTTTTACAGAGGCGAATTATTGTTCTTTTGAATTTATCTGGACCGAGCTGTTCTACGTCAGCATTCAGTTCTTTGTTAGATCCGTAATATTGTTTCCAGTCTGACTCGACGAGCATACGTTTCTTCTTACCCTTGACTTGTTTTGTCTTGGATCTCTTTAGTAATTTCTTACCGATGTATTTGCGATTGTTCGTTAGGTTGGTTATATTATAAACGAAACCGATATATTCGTCAAGTAATTCAGAATCTACAACTTGACCATTGTACAGCCAGGGGTTTTCATACGACATAAAGAGAACTCCAATATTTGTTCCCTCTACTTATTCATTCGTCCCAATCTGGTTCTTCCTCATCTTCTTCATAAACTATTTTTTCACTACAAAATGGACAATACTCTGGCTCGTTAATTTCTTCGTGTTGTACATTAAATTGTGCACCACATTCTTGGCATTCAAATTCCATTATTCTTTCCTCTATAATTCAAGTTAACGATTTTTCATTTGTTTTCCAATCTATTATTTCAAAAGTTCCATTATGATGTTCAACAATAGCAGTACAGGATTCTACCCAATCACCACAATTCATATAAGTTATACCATCAATATCTCTTATATTTGCGTGATGTATATGACCGCAAATTATCCCATGCATATTTTTAGATTTTACATAATCTGATAATGTGGTTTCGTAATTACCAATAAAGCTAACTGATTCTTTGACAGTTTGTTTTAGATAAGACGATAACGACCAATATTCCATACCGAAATACGAACGAAGTTTATTCAAAATAATATTCAAGATAATACTAACATCATAAGCCCACGAACCAATTTTGGCTAGCCACTTAGCATGACTGATTACAACGTCAAACTGATCTCCATGAGTTACTAATAGTACTCTATTGTCAACAGTTATGTGATGCGTTTCTTTAAGTAGCCAAATATTTCCAAATTCAGCATCACAATAATCTCTCATTAACTCATCATGATTTCCTGGTATATAGCATACTTCTGTACCTTTACGAGCCCTTCTCAATAATTTCTGTACTACGTCATTATGCTCTTGTGGCCAATATTTGTTACCTGCCATAGCCCAACAATCAACTATATCACCAACAAGATATATTTTTTCGCATTCAAAAGTTTTTAAAAAATCTAGCAATTTATCTGCTTGGCTCATACTAGTGCCAAGATGAATATCTGAAATGAATACTGATCTGTATGACTTCATCTAAAATCCTTGTAGTCGTTTGTAGTGGATTTATTTTTGAACGTCACAGAAAAATAATTAGAAAGATATAACCAAGTCGTCTTTAATACACCCTGATCTTTTAATCTTCTTGGAGAAGAATGCAATTTAAGATCCATAACAAATTTGATTTTACCAAACTGTTGTAGTCTTTTTGCTGTCATAGTATCTTCGCCATAGAAAGCAATAGATGTATCATATCCATTTACTTTGTCTAGTGCAGACTTCTTGATGAGAGCATTGCCTCCTTGAAGGAAAACACCGATATAGTTATTACTGAACCATGCAAGATAATAGTAAAACTTAGTCATGACATTCATTGTTTTAGAAACATCATCATATACAAGAGGACCAGTAATAGCTACTACATCTGGTTTGTTTATTCTATTTAATGCTATCTTAACCCAATTTTTACACAATCTTGAATCAGCATCGATGTTTGCAATGAGATCATACATTGCAATTTCGTAACCTTTTTGTCTGGCAAATACTACACCTTTTTGCTTCTCAGAAACTACAATCGCACCTTCTTGTTTTGCAATTGAAGCTGTGTTATCTGTACAGTTATTATCTACAACAATAATTTCGTAATCAAAGAGGCACGAAAATGCCTCTTCTTTTATTGAACGAATGCAATCTTTAATATATTTCTCTTCATTATAACAAGGTATTACAAAAGAAATCATAATAAATCCCTTTTTAATATAATGAAATTATTTAACATTATTCCACATTTCCATTATTTTAGTCTTCTCTTCACGGCTGAGAGGAACATAATCTAGTTCATCTGCCATAGAATCACCATTTTCATAAGCCCACTTGAAAAATGCAAGTGCACCTTTATGTGATGATTCATTAATTGGTTTCTTATGCATGATTATATATGTTGGGGCAGCAATAGGCCAATCATTTGTCTGAAACGATTCTTTTCCTGCTCTAACAACTTTATCATTTATCTTAATTGATGAATAACTAAGTTTATTCTGCTTTGCATATGCATACTCAACATATCCAATTGAATTCTTAGTCTGTGACACATTACCTGCCACACCTTCATTTCCTCTTGCACCAACACCAACAGGCCATTCCAATGCTGTGCCAACACCAACTTTCGTCTTCCATTCTTCAGAAACCGAAGCAAGATAACGAGCAAAGATAAACGTTGTTCCTGAACCATCAGAACGACGAATGACAGATATGTTTGTATTTGGAAGGTTTAAAGATGGGTTCAACTTCTTAATTGCATCATCATTCCATTTAGTAATCTTACCAAGATAAATGTTTGCAATAGTAGGTCCATCAAGAACGAGATTGTTTACCCCCTCAAGATTATAAACGACAACGTTTCCACCAATCACAGTTGGAAACTGAAACATGCCATCTTTATCAAGCTGTTCTTGAGATAATGGCATATCAGATGCACCAAACGTTACAGTCTTGGACTGAATCTGCTTGATGCCAGCACCAGAACCCACGCTTTGATAGTTTATTTGTATTCCAGTTTGCTTTTGATATGCGTCAGCCCACTTTGAATAAACTGGAAAAGGAAAAGTTGCACCCGCTCCAGTTATGTTTTGAGCATTTGCAGTACTTACAAAATTCGCAAAAATTGCGAAAAACAACGTATAAAATAATTTTTTCATAGACTAAATCCTTTAAATGTTTCTGTTGTTACATCTTTCTTAACACCACCAACAACGTAGCTGGTGATTTCTGTTTCTTGTGGTGCTACTTGAACTTCTGATCCACTAATCCACTTCTGTGTCCAAGGCAAAGGATTGCTTCCGCCCTTATATGGAGAGTTAAGACCAACTGCTTGCATACGCTTTCCAGCAATCCATTCAATATAATCACTGATAAGAGTTTCATTCAATCCAATCATCGAGCCGTCTTTGAATAGATAATTCGCCCATGCTTTCTCCTGCTCAACAGCATCGGTGAAAAGTCGAATGCAATCATCTTTTGTTTCTTCTGCAATTCTGGCGAAGTCTTCATCCTCTTTAGATAACGCTTTGAGTAGCTGTTGTGTTCCAGCAAGATGTAAGTTTTCGTCACGTGCAATGAACTTGATGATCTTTGCATTGCCTTCCATCTTTTTGACTTCAGCGAATGCCCACGAGCAAGCAAACGAGACATAAAATCTAACTCCTTCAAGAATATTCACTGACATAAGAGCAAGCCACAAAGCTTTCTTATGTTCATACGGAGAATAATTGAAAACACCGCTTCGTTCTAGATCATTATTCATTTTGATGAGATCATCATAATACTTACTAATATCACCAGCACAATCAACAATCTCTTTAATGTCCATCATTTCATCAAAGATTTTTGATGGGTTTGGATAGATGTTTCGGATAATGTGAGTATAACTGCGGGAGTGGATTGTTTCTGAGAATGCCCATGTTGTGATCCACGTTTCGAGTTCTGGTAACGAGCATATCGGTCCAAACGCAGCAGTAGGCGCTCGTCCTTGGACGGAGTCAAGGAGAATCTGACGTTTGAGATTGGATGTAAAAATATGTTGCTCATAGATAGTTAAATCCTTAAAGTCTTTGGCATCCTTGTAAATGTCTACTTCCTCTGGACGCCAGAAGAAACCTAGCTGACGATCAGTCAACTTGTCGATCCAAGCATACTTCTGCTTGTCATAGCGCGCAACAGTAGGTGTCTGATCAAAAAATGCCTTTACTGTTGTATGATCTTTTTTATTACTAGAATCGAAAACTGAATAACTCATTCTTTGATCTCGCTAATCTTTTTCCTACCTGCAGTACGATTAACTCTGGCTCTTATATAGGCATTTTCCCAGGTCCAGCACTCGCCAGTATCATCTTGAAAGCACACCCACTGTAAGTCGTTTTCGACACCAGTATCAATCAAGAAGTGCGCAAGTGCACGACCCTTTGGAGTCATCAACGGAATAGGTGGGTCAATCCTTGTAATACTCATTCAATTCTCCAATTATATCCATGTTGTCATCTTTGTCGTCCCACCTGTAACGACCATTACTATTCCTGCACGTCCGACCCAGTATGTCCTCAAAGACAGTCACGTTTCCACGTTTCTCGATGAAGACATACTGGTTATCGATACGGTCTAAGTATACCTTACCTTTTTCAAAAGTCA